TGTCGATGACGTAGCGCTGTATCCCGCGGGCAATACGGCGCAGCGTGTTCTCTGCCAGCGGCCGACGAACACCCAGGGCCTTGCCTTCCTCGGGCGTGAGGAAGATAGACGGGCAGGGGAGCGACCAGTCGATGATGTCCGCTGCCAGGCGCTGCGGTTCGGCCTGCTTGGATTTGACATACGCACTGCCTGCCGGCAGGTGCGAAGGGCTCGGCCATGCGATGGGCTGGCCGTCGCAGCGTGCGATCAGGAACAGGCGCTTGCGGATGGTGGCCGCACCAAAAAGATTGGCACGGATCTCCCGCCACTCCACCTCGTAACCCTGGCGGCGCAGGGCGTTGACGAAGCTGTTAAAGGTGCGGCCCTTGTTCTTCGGGCAGGGGCGGCCCTCGGCGAGCGGGCCCCAGGTGACGAACTCTTCGACGTTTTCCAGCATGATGACCCGCGGGCGCACGGTCGCGGCGTACCGGATGGCAACCCAGGCGAGGCCGCGGATTTCCTTCTTGACCGGCTTGCCGCCCTTGGCCTTGCTGAAGTGCTTGCAGTCCGGGCTGAACCAGGCGAGGTCGACGGGCCGACCGCCAGTGATTTCGCGCGGGTCCACCTCCCACACGCTCTCGCAGTAGTGCTTGGTGTGCGGGTGGTTGATCTCGTGCATCGCGATCGCTTCGGGGTCGTGGTTGATGGCGATGTCTACCGGACGGCCCAGGGCCATTTCGATGCCGGTGGACGCGCCGCCGCCGCCGGCGAAGTTGTCGATGACCAAGCCGCCGAAGTTGAAGCTGGGTTGTGGGTGGAGGCGGTAGGTACTGGCGGTCATCCCTTAGCCCTCGCGCGGTGAGTGATGGTGAGCAGGCTCATCAGGCGCTGGAAGTAGCGGTCGCGGGCTTCCTCTGCACTCCATGGTTTGATGTGCCACGCGGGCAGCTCGATGCCTTGGATGCAGTCCCAGGTGTCGGGGTGGGCGGGCATGAGGTCGCGGCGCTCGACGGCGAGCATGTACATGTCGGCCTCTTTCACCTGGTCGGGTAGCTCGGGCTCGAGGTCGAAGCGTTCGCAGATGGCGAGCCACACGCGGTGCTCGATCTGCGCGTACACGTCAAGGACTCCACGGCTAGCGGCGTACTCGCGCATGGCGAGTTTCAGCGGGCGCACCATGTCGCCGATGTAGGCTTCGGTGGCGTCGTGGAGCAGGGTGACTAGTTGATGCTCGGGCTCGACCAGCTCGTGTGCGCGGAAGCAGTGCTCGGCAACCGAGTAGTGCCTTCTGGTGTGACCGTTGAAGCGGCACAACCTGGCCAGGCTGAAGGCGATGTCGCCCGGGTGCACCATGTCGGCAGTCGGGGCGAGCAGCTCGAAGCGGATGCCTTGGTTGGTAAGTATCCAAGTCATGCTGGCACCCCTGCATTCACTCGCAGTGCGGCGCATAAGATGCGCGCCTCGTGATTGGCGTCGTCTAGCGCGTGGTGCTTAACGCCCTGGAACTTGATGCCGGCCTTCGCGGTGGGATAGAGCGCACAGATCGTGCGCAGGTCGCGATCGTTCCAAAAGTCCCAGGGGGGCGGGAGCTGGGCCGCGTCGTAGGCGCTGCGAAGGATGACGTTATCGAAGCTGCTGCCGTTGCCCCAGACGCGGCGATCGTCACGCTCGGGGGCGTGGGCTTCCATGAACTGCCGGACGGCGGCCAGGGCGACACCGATATCTAAGCTCTCCTGCGAGCCGTCGACTTCGCGGCGGGCCTCTGCGTCTTGGCGCATCCACCACTTGACCGTATCGGCGTTCAGCGTGCCGCCCAGGGCGGTGTGCGAATTGACGTAGACGCGGGTGTAGAGCCGGCCGACGATTTCGCCGTGCTTCACGCATGCGATACCGATGCTGGCGATGGCCGCGGTGCTGCGGTTGTCGAAGGTTTCCAGGTCTGTCACGAAGTGGGTTTCGTTGATCATGCTACAGCCTCCTGCTTGGCGACGTGCTGCATGGCTTCGTCGTAGGTCATTACGGCTTTGCCGCCGGTCCGGGTGCTCATGTCTTCATTGGTCAGGTAAAGCGTGTCGTGCAGTTCAACTGGACGTGGGTCTGCTTGAAGGTCGTCCACGATCTTGCTCAAACCGAGGGCCTTGGCAATGCGGGCTGCGTTGCGGGTTTTGCCGCACGCCTCGGGGCCAAACACAATCACGCTACGGACGGTGCGGGCTGGAGCGGTAGCTTCGGTCTGCTGCTGCTGCTCCAGGCGTGATGCCAGTGCCTGTAGCTGTTCGCGGGTGGCGCTGGTATCGCGCGCGCGCTGGGAGTTTCCGAGAAGGGTGTGGGTTTCGGTGGCTCGTTCGAGCTGCTTAATAGCGCGCCGAACCCACAGTAACTCGTGATCGCTCAGGCAGCGCTGGGCGAAGAGCTTCACCCGGGCGTCCGCGTCTTGGCTGATCGATTCGAGAGCGTGCTGGTGGTCGCGCACCAGGTTCAGGCGCTGACCCTTGAGGCTGGTGATTTCCAGCGCCTGGGCGGTGACGCTGTGCTGCAGTTCGTCTATCAGCGGCTGGCGGGCTTGGCTGCCTGCGCTGTAGCCCTGCGCGCGAATTCGTGCTTTGGTGGTGCGGCTGATCACCAGGTGGAGGGCGATGCCGATAGCCAGGCCTGCGATCAGGCCGATGGCGAGTAGTTGGATGGTCGGGTGCATGTGCTGTGCCTCGATGGTGGTAAGAGGCCGGCGTGGTAAGCGCCGGCCGGTTGCTAATGTGGGTTACTTGCCGAGCTGGAAGGTGCCGATGGTCAGCGGCACCAGGCCGCCAATTTCGCTGCTCAGCACGTTCTTGAACTCCTCGGCGAACTCTTCGCGCTGGGCTTCCTCACCCACCCAGCGCAGCTTGAGCACCGGGGCGTTGTCGCCGGTGATGACGGACAGGCGCAGGGTGATAAGCGCCGGCTGCAGGCCCTCATAGGGCACGGTGGTGAAGTGGAAGCTGGTGGGCAGGGTTTCCTGGCTTTTGGCTTCGATTTCATCCATGGCGCTGCGGCTGGCAGAGAGGTCGCCCACCGAGGTGTCGCGCTGGCTGGTGGCCTTGATGGTCATGCGGCGAATGCCGTTGATGGCGGCGGAAATGTTGAGCTTGTCCTCACCGGCGCTCGCGTCGATGTTGCGCGCCCAGTCTTCCAGCCACTCTGCCAGGGCCTGCTGGCTCAGCTTCTGGCCGACAATGGCTTCTACCGCCTTGAAGGCCGCGGTGGGCTTGAGCGTGAGCGTGGCAGTGTCGTCAGCGTGGCCGGCGGTATCCGGGTTGCCGAGGTTGAACAGCACCTGAGCGCTCATGTTGTCCTGATTGATGAAACCGGACGGGCCTGCTGCGCTGAGGTCGTCGACGTGGTTTGTCACGTATTTGCAGAAGTCGCGCAGGGAGTGGGTCTTGAGAGCGCCGCGGAAGCGGTTGCGCAATTCCTGGTACTCCTCGAGGTCGAGGGTATGCGCGGCTTCCGGGAGCACCGCCAGGGTCGCGCCGCCGGAGACTTCAATGCGGGTGCCGGAGGCGATCAGGGCCTGGGCTTCGATGTGCTGCAGGGTTTCTTTGTTGAGCATGGAGCGGGTTCCTTCTTGGTAAGTGGGAGGTGTGCGGTGAATCAGTCGCGTGCCACGACCGGCGCCTGCTGCTTGTTGAACAGCTGGGCGGTGGGGTCGGTCTGGAACTGCTGCAGGCCCTCTTCGGTGACGAACAGCGGGGTATCGAGGGCGAGGTCTTCGCCTTTCTTGCCGCGCTTGGTGGGCTGCACGTACGCCAGCTTGTGGTTCACGCTCACCTGGTTGCTCTGGGCGATCTGCTTGAGGCTGAAGGTGAGGGTGACCGAACCGGCTTTGCCGGTGTCGATGACGCCCGCGGCCACGTCGCTCAGGGCGCGGCCTACCTGTTGGGCGAAGACGCCGGCGTTGAGTGAGCCGATGAAGTCGGCGGTATCGGTTGCTTTCATGTGCTGTGCCTCTCTGTGGTGGCCTTGGTGGGGCCGGTTATGCCGCGTTTTTGGCGGCGTATTCTTGTTGGCGGTCGAGCCATTTGGCGAGGTGGGTCAGGTAGATGACCCAGGGCGACCGCTTGGAGTTGGGGTCCAGCCTCCAGAGCTGCAGCTGGAGGCCGCCGGCGGCGATCTTGCGGCGCAGGTAGGCGACGCTTTTGATGTGCGGCAGGTGGTCCACCAGCAGCTGCTCGGCGGTGATGTAGTTCGCGCCGTAGCGTTGACGCAGTTGGTCCAGCGTGGTGCTGGGCGGCGCGGCGACGGGTACCGTCATGCCTGGGCCTGCTTTGGTTGGAAGCGCACCGCGACCAGCTCGACCAGGCCCTCGATGGACTTGGCGCGCTGACGGTGCACCACCTCGCCGCTGGCGTTGACGATCAGGGCCAGGTAGGGCGCCTGCGCTTTCGGCTCCAGCGACACATAGGGCAGGTGGCCGAGCGGCGTTACGCGCACCAGCTCGGCGTACAACCGGCCCAGCTCTTCGCGGTGCGGGTAGGCGGCGTTGAGGCGTTCGATGGCCTCGGCGCTGGTGTCGGCCAGGGTCTTGCCGCTGAGTGCGGTGGGGTGCTCGACGTGCACGCTGGCCAGCTTGAGGGCGCCAATAGCGTGGCTGATTGGGCTGTTGCTCATGCTTGGCTCCCTGCCTGTTGCGGCGGCTTGGTGGTGACGGTGATACCCAGCTGCTCGGCGAGCCAGGACACGCCGGCTTCGGTGGTCATGACCACGCCGTAGTGGCTGTAGGTGTTGAGGTTCTTGTTCCAGCGGCTGCGCGGGTCGATGAACATCCGGCCCTCGGTGCGTGGGCCGATCAGCAGTTCGCCGGCGGTGCTGAGGATGCGCAACTCACGCAGGCGGCTGCGCAACTCGCGGTCGCGCAGGCCCAGCACCTGGGCGGTTGCTTTCAGGTCGCGGTTCATGGCGGTTACCTCAGGCAGCGAGCTGCTGGATGTGCTCGGCGAGCGAGAGGTACACGCCTTGCTCGCTTCCCCGTGCCAGGTGCGTTCTGTTGCCGTTTGCCGCCACGGCGGTACGGCGCGAGTCGTGTGGACTGGCGTGTACGGTGACGACTGTGCCGCTACTGAGCGTGGCGCTGCCGCCTTGGCGGCACACCGTGCGCAGGGTACGTTCGTCGTCGGTGCCCAGGGTGGCCGTGGGGCAGTGGGCTGGCTCGCTTTCAGGGCGTGGAATGCCGGTATCGATACGGCCGTTGGCCAAGTCTTCAATAAACAGCTTGGCCTGGTTGAAGAAGCCGGCCTCGTGCGGGTCGAGCGTCAGTTCGCCGGTGATGTCCGCCAGGGTGGCGCGTAAGCGGATGCGGTGCTCGCTGCACTCCGCGTCGATATGCACGCGAATGGCCTGGCTGCTGTCGCCTGGGCGGGCCAGCTTGAGGATTACACTGCCGCCGTGGATCAGCGCGGCGCGCAGCAGGTCGTTCGAGGCGAGGGTGAGGATGAGGTAGATCATTTCAGCCCCTCCGGAATGGTCTTGAGGGTCTCGCTGACGATCTCGTGCGCAGATTCCTGATCAATCCCGTCGAAGCGGGCTTGAGCGTGATCCCATTGCTCGTCTTCATCGCCTGGAAAGCGGCTGAGAGCAACGGAGCAAACGCCGAGGTTCTTCGGCATGAAATACAGGCGCACTTCGACGCCGTCTTCGCCTGTGTCGATCTTGACCAGCACCTGGCCGAGATCGGGGAACTCGAAGAGCTTCGCAAACGCGCTCATGCCGCACCTCCCTGGAAGCCACTGAAGTCTTCGAAGGCGGGCAGGGTGTTGCTGCGCAGTTGAGGGCGGCCGCAGACGATCATCACCAACTGGCCGGTAGCCTGCTGGATGCTGCGAACGATGCTGGGATTAGAGGCCGCTGCCGGGTGGATGACCACCGGGCAGCGGGTTTTGCTGTGCTGTGCCTGATTCATTGCCGTAAACCCTTGGTAAGTGGGTACGGCGAACAATACGGCAGCGAATTAGATCAAGTCAATACGCAAATGAATTAAACAACGGTTTTGCGCCGCCTGCTCATCCACGATCCAGTAACAACGCCACATATAGAGGTGCCTTCTGGAATCTCAGTAATGCGTTGTGGGTAGTCAGGGTTGAGCGCCATTAGGTACGTGCCGTCCTCAGTGGCGTGAAGACGCTTGAAGGTTGCCTGGCCTTCTGGGGTACGAACCACTACGTCATCCCCGTGCAGCGCGTCGAGCGATGGGTCTACGAGTATCAGCTCGCCTGGTCGATATTCGGGGTGCATGCTCATGCCGCGCACTTCTAAGCAAAATGCCGATGAGCTGTGCGGGAACGGGCAGTCCAGCCATTCCTCGGCATAGCCAGGCTCAAACATATCAATAGCCTCACATAGGGCGCCTGCTTGCACCCATGATATCCGTGGCACCCGCCCTTTAATCGAAGGGCCTTCTACAACGTTCGATTCATCCATCGGCTCAAGCCGGCCCGCTAATAGAGCGGCACCATCTATGCCCAGCGCCTTTGCGATTTTCAGGACGTTCTCAATTCGTGGATTGTCCGACTCGCCTGAAAGGATGCGGTGGACTGTTGGCTGCGTACAGCCGGCGCGCCGTCCAAGCTCCGCTTCAGACCAGCCTGTAGGCTCCCACTTTTCACGCAGCAGACGGCCCATTACTTGGCCAGAAATAGCCATTCCCTAAAACTCCGCATTCGCTCATGAATAATTCAGCATTGTATTGTCAGCTTCAATTTACCTGCGTATCATCGTTTGCGATTCACTTATGAATGAGGTGGTCTGAATGACCATTCCAGAAATGATCAAGGCGATCCGCGCCACAGGCCTTTCTCAGCAACAGATTGCTACCGCGATTGGTGCGAGCCAGCCGTCTGTGCATCGTGCTGAAAAGGGATCTGCGGTGCTTTACACAACAGGTAAAGCTATAGAAGCGCTTCACGCTGAGCGCTGCGGTGTAAGCAACGCCGCCTGATTCACCCGCCACTAATTACCACCGCATTGCGGGGTGGCATGAGAACCAGCCCCTCCAGAGGCACAGCAGGCAAGACCAGTAAAGGAGGGGCGCCGGCCCTGGCGAGTTACCAGCAGTCCAGGGCCGGCACCGGGCAAGTAGCCCAAGAGCAACAAACCTGACGCCTTGGCGGCAGGTGCAATAGAGGCCGGAATCAGGATCCCACTTACCAATGATCTCCTGACCCGGCGTTCCGGTAGAGCGGCTACCAACCGCTCCGCCTCAACAACCGAATCACCCGGGGCACAGCACGTACATCGGGGTTTTCGGCTGCTGTGGCCATAGGATAGGGCGTTGCCTGACCTGTGGCTATGGTAGTTAGCGGGGTTTACTACCAATGAGCACCAGCACAGAGATGACGGGCGGGCCAGTGCGCTCGCTCGCGGCGGCGATCGATCTGGATTGCCGCAATTTTCACGGCGGTCACACGGCGGTGTGCGCCATCCTCGGGGAGCCTTACGGCCCTTTCCAGAAACGCCTCTCCAGTTCCTACCCTGAGCACCACCTGAACACCCTGCAGCTGGCCCGCGTGGTCGAGCTGACGCGCGGCCCGATGGTGCGCGAGTGGTTCGAGCAGGTGTTCGGCGTGGTTACCTACCAGCCCAAGCCCGTGCAGGCCAGCCAGGATGCGCTGAAGCAACTGAGCCGGCTGCTGGAGAAAGAGGGCAAGTTCGTCGGCAGCCTGGTGGGCGGTGCGGCGGACAACCAGTGGAACGCTGACGAGGTGGCCGCTCTCGAGGAGCACGGCTATGCGCTGATCGGCAAGCTGCTGGGCATTATGGCCGGCGCGCGCGAAGCGATGGAGGGCCGCAGCGATGGCTGATGCACTCGACCTGGCGAGCGAACGCGAAGAACACCTGCGGGCTGGGGCGATCCTGGCTCACCGCAAGGCGGTAGCGCCGGCCTACACCATCAGCGCCGAGCACTGTGAGAGCTGCGGTACCGAGATTCCGCCGGCTCGTCGCCAGGCGGTGCCGGGGTGCCAGACGTGTGTGGATTGTCAGGCTTATCGGGAGGCTCGGGCATGAAAGAGCGTCCGATTCTGTTCAGCGGCCCCATGGTGCGGGCCATCCTGGAAGGCCGGAAGACGGTGACGCGGCGGGTGATGAAGCCTCAGCCGACTGTGTGTAACCGGCCGGGCCTTGATCCGGGTCATTGGTGGCCGAGCCGGGCACACCAACACATGCTTCATGTGGAAAATGAGCTGCAGAACGGTGAGGGAGGTTGGGAGGGGTTGGCGGAGCACGCTTGCCCCTACGGCGAGACAGGCGATCGGTTGTGGGTGCGCGAGACTTGGATTCCTGACCCAGAAGACGATGGTAGTTGGGGCTACATGCAGTGGTCTGGCTGCAAAGGCTCACCGCTGACGGATATTCCCAAGCGTTTTCAGAAGCCTGAACACTGCATTCATCGCGCAACCTGGAGCGGCAGCGACCTGCTGTGGCGCCCTAGCATTCACATGCCCCGCTGGGCCTGCCGCATCCTGCTGGAGATCACTGCTGTACGCGTCGAGCGCCTGCAGGATATCAGCGGCGACCAGGCCGAAGCCGAGGGCGTTGATTCTTCAATGTGCAGGCAGTTCCTCGAAACCTCGCCCAGCCGGCATGAGTGTAACGAGGCCGTAATCCACGGCTTCGCCGGGCTATGGGCATCCATCAACGGCGATGACTCGTGGCGCGCCAACCCATGGGTCTGGGTTGTCGAGTTCAAACGGGTGGAGCAGGGCGAATGACCAAGGCTTCAACCGCTTCCCCAGCCCCCATCGCAGCCTGGGCGCGGCGATATATCGAGAACTTCAAACTGGCCCTGGTGCCGATACCCGAGGGCGAGAAAGGCCCAACTGGTAAGGGCTGGAACAAGCCCGGTGGCTATATCACTGACGCGGCGAAGGCCGAGGCTTATTGGACGAATTACCCGAAGAAGAATATGGGCGTGCTGCTCGGCGCGAGTGGCATGTGTTCGCTGGACGTCGACCACGTGGAGTGGACGCGCCAGGTGCTGCGCGATCTGCTGGGTTTTGACCTGGATGAGGCTGCGCAGGATCACCCTACCAGCGTTGGCAACCCTGCTCGTTTTCGAATCATGTTCAGTGTGCCGGAGGCCTGCGATTTCACGGCGCATAAGCTGATTTGGCCCAACCCTGAAGACCCGGATGGCTCGAAGCACAAGCTCGCATCGAAGGCTATCGCTAGGGCTCAGGAGATCGGCGATCAGACGCTCGAAGCTGAAATGAAGGCGAAGGCGAAAGCTATTGCGCCGGTGACGGTGTTCGAGCTGCGCGGCGGCCTCGTGCAGGACGTGCTGCCTCCCTCGATTCATCCGGACACGGGCGAGCCTTACGTCTGGCGGACTGCGCCGGCGGCTGATGGTATTCCGGAGCTGCCGCGCGACTTGGTGAACATCTGGACCAACTGGGAGGTGTTCAAGCGCATGGCGATGGACGCCTGCCCATGGGCACCCAAAGCACCAGAGCCTGCTGCCAAGAAGGGCGCAGCGGCGAAGCCGGCGACGGCCGGCACGAGCTGCAAGGGCGAGTCGGTGGTGGATGCCTATAACCGCGCCTATGACGCCGCGGGGCTGCTGCAGGCCGCCGGTTACATGAAGCGGGGCAAGAAATGGCTCTACCCGGGCAGCTCGACGGGCCTGCCGGGTATCTCGATCAACGATGAAGGCCGGGTGTATTCACACCACGGCGCCGACCCGTTGGCGAACGGCCACTGGAATGACCCGTTCGATGTGTTCTGCCTCCTCGAGCACGATGGCGACCAGAAGGCGGCGGTGAAGGCCGCGGCGAAGCTGCTCGGCCTGGATCACGCGAGCAAACGTAAGCCGGTGACGAAGCAGAGCGGCCCGAAGGCGGATGCGCCGCCGGCCGCTGCAGCGCCTGAGCTGCCGCCGCAGGCTGATGACCTTCCCCCTGCCCCATCTGACGCAGAGGCCGACGGCGAGGCCGGCACCACCAGCACCGGGGGAGCGGGGGGAGGCTTCTCGCTGGCCTGGCTGCTGCGCCGTTATGCGCTGATCGAGGGCACCACGCATGTGTGGGATATCGATGCGGCGAAGAAGATCAAGAAGTCGGGCTTCATCGCGCACATCGGCAAGGAGTCGTTCAAGGAGTGGGAGGCGGTCACCGACAAGCGCAAGAAGCGGGTGAGCGAGGAATGGGTCAAGGATAACGAGCGCACCCAGGCGCTGGCCGGCAAGGCGCTGGGCGACTTCTCGATGCCGATGATGACGCGGTACGTGTACATCGACGGTACGAAGGACGCCTGGGATTACGCGAAGAAACGGCGGATCGCCGAGGGCGCGGTGAAGATGGCCCTGGGCGATGCGTACAGCTTGTGGCTGAACAGCCCGGATCGGCGCGTGGTGGATATGAACCACATTGTGTTCGACCCGACGATGACGCATGACCCCGAGGTGTACATCAACACGTTCGAGGGCCTGCCGCTGCAGCCTGAGCGCAACGATGCGGCGTGCGAGAACCTGATCTGGCTGGTGTCGTTCCTGTGTAACCACGCCGAGGACGCCACGCAGTGGCTGTCGCGCTTCCTGGCGTACCCACTGCAGCACACGGGCGCGAAGCTGGATACGGCGGTGCTGATGCACTCGACGACCGAGGGCTCGGGCAAGAGCCTGTTGTTCTCGGTGGTGATGGGGCGCATCTACGGGCAGTACTCGGCGACGGTGGGCCAAACGCAGCTGGAAGGCTCGTTCAACGCCTGGCAGAGCGGGAAGATGTGGGCGGTGTTCGAGGAGGTTGTGAGCCGCGACCAGAAGTACAACCAGGTGGGGAAGATCAAGCAGCTGATCACCGGGCAGACGGTGCGCATCGAGTCGAAGTTCGTCAACGGCTGGGAGGAGGCGTCGCACATGAATGCGGTGTTCCTTTCGAACGAGATCGTGCCGTGGCCGATCAGCGACAGCGACCGCCGGTTTCTGGTGATGTGGCCCGAGGCGAAGCTGCCGGAGGAACGGCAGAAGGCGATCAAGCACGAGCTGGATAACGGCGGGGTGGAGGCGTTCTACGCCTGGCTGCTGGCCTATGACCTGGGCAACTTCGACAAGCAGACCAAGCCGCCGGTTACGCCGGCCCGCGAGCGCCTGGTGGCGTTGAGCCGGGCGCCGTGGCAGACGTTCATGCACCTGTGGCGGCTGGGCGAACTGGGCGATGGGTTGTGGGGCGCGTGCCTGAGTAGTGACCTGTACGCGCTGTTCGTCGAGTGGTGCCAGCGGGGTAAAGAGCACTCGATGAGCCAGACGAAGTTCTCGCTGTTCATCTCGACGATGGATGTGGACAAAACGCGCTCGATACCCTGGACGGACGGCAACACGCGGCGGTTCGCGGCGTTCTTCTTCCCGAAGGATGAGAGCTCCTTCCTGCCACCATCCGTTGAGTCGGCCGCGCTTGGCGTGCATGTACGCGAGTGGCGTGCCAAGGCGCGCCTCGCCGGCTGGCACGTGGACAAATGGGACCACGTGCAGCAGGTGGCGGCATGACTACGGCCAAAAGTGTGTTGGGTGTGTTGGGTATGTGTTGGGTTGGTTTGGGCAACCCAACACACATTGCGCCCAGTAAATCCGGGCGTTGTGGCGCTGTGTGTTGGGTGTGTTGGGTTTACGCGCCCGCGCGCGTGCGTATGCGAAAAAAATCACTCTCCCTCTCATGGGATAACCCTTCAAGCGGCTGCGTTTTTTCTCCACGCGAGACCCTGAAAAACCTTACCAACCCAACACACCCAACACACATTGCTTTAAAGCATTGTTTTGAAAGGGTTTTAGGTGTGTTGGGTGTGTGTTGGGTTGAGCGATTTTGTGTTGGGTTGGGTACCGAGCGGGGGAATGGGCGATGAATGAGGTGATCGAGGCGCTGTTGGTGTCGTGGGGCAACGAGGTGATCAGCCCGGCCCTGGATGTGAGCATCCGCTCGCCATTGGGCACGATGGATGAAGAAGGGGCGCGTGGGGTCGGTGGCTCACGCTGCTTGTCGAGCGTTGAGTGCGAGGTGGCGGTGAGCCGTGCTTCGGCTGCCGTCGACCGGGGCATCACGCTACTGGCCGCCGATGAGGCGGACGGCGGCCTGGGGTCGAAGGGCAGGGCGCTGCGGTATCTGGCCCTGGTGCGTTACACGTCACGCCCGAAGCTGGCGGTTGCCGCGCAGTGCCACACGCTGGGCATCAGCATGCGGACGTATCGCACGCGCGTCGGCGAGCTGCACCAGGAGCTGGCCAAGGTGCTGCCGGGCGTAGCGGCCGAGCGGGATGTGGAAGAGCGGGGTACCGATGCGGCGGCTGCTGCTCGAGCGCGGGCACGTGCCGTGCGGTCGGCTGCCAAGGCTGAGGCGAAGCGCCTGGAGCTGTTGAAGGCAACCGGCAGGGCGAATCGGGATGCCTATCGGGCGGCAGTGAATGCCAATGGCCTATGACCGTTCGTCGGGGTGGCTTGTCGTGAACCGTGCGCGAACCATGCGTGAACCCTGCGTGAATCGTTCAAGCCAAAACAGCCCGTTGCGGGCGTTGCATGTCAGGGGGTAAAAGGTGCCCAGGCTTTATTGCGGTGCCCGCGATAAACACCCTGCACGGTGCTGTGCAACTCGACGGTCGCTCCCCCGCGCCGTCACCGCCCCTTCGGGGGCAACCTTTCCGAAGCCCTGCCAACCTGGCGGGGCTTCTTCGTTTCTGGCCCTTGGCCGCTTGGGAGTGTTCACGATGGGCGAGCCAACAGTCGCTGCGATTGGTGTCGCCGGGGCAGTAGGTGCCGGACTGTCGGGCTTTTTCGTGGGCGTCGATGGCAACGCGGCTACCGGTGCGCTCTGCGGTGCGCTGGTGTTCGTGACGACTCGCCCCGACCTCGGGTTGCTTGAGAGGATCGTGTACTTCTTCGTCAGCTTGGTGATGGGCTACCTATTCAGCCCCGCGCTTTCTGAGCTGGAGTTCATGGGCATTCGGCCGTTCGCCTATTCGGGGCCGGCTGCATTCGCGGCGGCTGCGCTGGTTGTGACCGTCACCGTGGTGGCGATCAAGAAGCGCGGGCCACCGCCGCCTGTATCGGGAGACGCTGATGGCTAGTTTGATCATGACCCAGGCCACCTTCTGGTTGTGCGTGGTCCTCTTCGTTCGTCTCTTCACGTTTCAACGTGGCGCCCTTCGCTTTCGGCGCGGTATGTCGTGCCTGGCGTACATGGCGATGGCCAGCGCTGGTGCGGCGGTGATCCACATACTGCAGGGCGATTTGGTGTTGCCCGGGCATGCGTGGCCGCTGGTTGTGCTGCTCACGATCTTCACCGGGCTGGTCGTACGGGCGCGCGGCAACCTGGCCGCCGTGCTGCGGCCCAGCGCCTCGGGCTGGAATGGCCTCGAGCGCCGGCGCCGTGGCGAACCTCGGCCCTGACAGAAAAAGGTACTCCCGGCGGGGGTCGCCTCATGCGGCGACGTAGACCGCGGAATTTTCTCAGATAGACGGACATATAGGGGGTTCCGCTTCCGGTTGTCTGTCTCGGGCCTTTGGAGTGGTTCATGCCTTCGCAGAAAGAGATCGCTGAGCACTTGGATATGAGCGAGCGCAACTGCCGCGATGTGCTCAAGGCGCTCGACATCGACTGGACCGTGTCCAGCCTCGACCAGATCCGCACCGCCTACATCCGCGACCTGCGCGAGAAAGCTGCCGGCCGCGGTGGCAGCCAGGTCGAAGCGCTCAACTCAGCGCGCATCGAAGAATCCACGGTGAAGGCCGCCAACGGGCGCCTGACCTATCACGAAAAATTGGGGACGCTGGTACCGGCTGCTGATGCGGCGTCGGCTTTACGTGACTGGGCAGGCTTCGCCAACCGCGAGTATCAGAGCGGCGTGGAGAAGATCGTCCAGCAGCTGGAGGCCGAGCATCAGATCAGCATCGACCGCGACGGGGTGAGCCGCATTGCTGGATCTACAGTCAGCCGAATTGGAGGCTATGCGGATAACCTTGGCCGTCGTATTGCTGGACGCGGCCCTGCAATTCAACCCGCCGAAGGATCAGCCGACAGCTGAGTACATCGAGAACGAGTTCTACCTGCCGGCCGAGGCGGGCGTGCTCCACGGTCTCTACGAGTTCTACTACACCCCGTACTTCCTTGGCGTTGCCGCGGCACTCGATGACCCGGAGGTGAAGGAAGTCGACCTGATGAAGGCCGCCCAGATTGGCTGGACCTTCTTCCTGCTGGCCTTCATCTTCAAGCGCATCACTGGCCGGCCCATGCCGATCATGGTGCTGTTCGCCAAAGAGGGCGACGGCAAGTCGTTCCACGACGAGAAGCTGGTACCGGCCATCAGGGCAAACGAGGCCGTTGCCCGCCTGGTCGATGTGGAGACCGCGAAGAAGTCCGGCAACCGCTGGAACCACAAAGGCTTCCCGGGCGGCTTCCTGAAACTGGTCGCGTCTAACTCGCCCGGCAACGTCAAGTCGACATCCAGCGTCGGCCTGGCCGTGGTCGAGGAACCCGACGACACCAGCGACGACGTGAAGGGGCAGGGGGATGCGATCGGCCTTCTCGAGGAGCGGGTCAAGCGCTACCCCGGATCGAAAACCGTGGTCGGCGGCACGCCATCACTCAAGGGCCTGTCCAAGACTGAGCAGCGCCTCAAGCAGACCGACCAGCGCGTGCTGCCGATCGTGTGCCACGAGTGCGGCGAAAGCCACGTGCTGGACTTCGAACACATCACCTACCTGACCGGCAGCCCCGAAGCCGGTGACATTCCGCACGAGGTGTACGGCTACGCCAAGCCCGAAACCGCGAAGTACGCGTGCCCTCACTGCGCCGGCATGTGGGACGACCACCAGCGCAAAGAGAACATCCGCCGCACAGTGTATGAGGCGGTGGAGCGTGGTGACCCCATGTGCGGCTGGGTGGCCACGGCGCCGTTCTACGGCAAGGCCGGCTTCATGGAACTCAGCGAGCTCTATGCCTGCCTGCCCGGCACCACGATGGCCGACCTGGTGCGCGAGCGGCTGGCGGCGGAGAAGCTGGCCGACGCCGGCGACCCGAAGCAGCTGATCAAGTTCGTCAACCAGAAGCAGGGCCGGGCGTACGAGTACCGCACCGACCTACCCGAGGCGGACAAGCTGCGCGAGCGCTGCGAGGACTACCGCGAGCTGGTCATTCCGGCCGGCGGGCTGATGCTGTTCCTCACCGTTGACGTGCAGCATGACCGAATCGCCCTGATCCTGCGTGCCTGGGGCCGCGGGGAGGAAAGCTGGCTGGTGCTGTGGACCGAGATTGCCGCGCAGAGCGGCACCTCGGACAAGACCGACGCCGTGTGGGCTGAGCTGGACCGTATCTTGTTCGGCACCTATGCCCACGCCAAGGGCTACCGCCTGCGGGTCAGCGCGGCCAGCATCGACTCCTCGGACGGCCAGACCAACGACGCCGTTTACAACTACGTGCGCACGCGCAAGAAGCGTTTCGCCAAGCTGCTGGCGATCAAGGGCAGCACCAACGTGGACGCTGAAATCCTCACCGCGCCGCGCAAGATCGACCTCAACACGCAGAGCACCAAGGCCTCGCGCTACGGCCTGCAGGTCTACCAGGTCGGTGTCACCAAGGCCAAGGATCTGCTGTTCGAACGGTTGAAGGTCACCGGCCACGGGCCGGGGCGCATGCACTTTTACAAGGGGGTGCGTGCTGACTACTTCGACCAGCTCCTGGCCGAGGTAAAGGCACCCAGTCGCAAGCACGGTGGCAAGAAGGTGTACCAGAAGAAGGCCGGCGCCGCGAACGAGGCGCTGGACTGCGAGGGTTACCAAATCCACCTGGCCCGCTACATGCGCCTGCACCTGAAATCGCCGAGCGACTGGGACGATATCGAAGCCGGTTTGATGCAGGTCGACCTGCTGGCCGAAGCCGACGAGCAGGCGCCGCTGGTAGCGGAAGACGGCAAACCAACCGCTCCGCCGCCGCCGGCCGCCAAGCCTGCCGGCATGAGCCTGGCCGACCTGGGCCGGATGATGAACGGAGACGACTGATGATCACCCAGCAGCACCAGTTGCAGGAAGCGCGCAACGCGCTGCACCTGCTGCTCACCGGGCAAAGCACGGTGAGTATCCAGCGCGACGGCAAGAAGGTGGACTTCTCACCGGCCAACCGCCGCGACCTCGAAAACTACATCAGCCAACTGGAGGGCCAGCTGGGTGTTGGCGGCCCGCGCCGCCGTGGCCCAGCTGGTGTGATCGCATGAAGACAGTCGAGATCCTGGCCCCCAACGGTATGCCCGCCCGCGAGCAGCTCAGCACCTGGCAGGGCGCCGCCGGTGGGTTCGGCGGTCAGCTGGAGCGCTGGCTGCCGGCGATGAAGAGCATGGACGCCGCGCTGCTGCCAAATCTCAAGCTCGGCAATGCCCGCGCCGAAGACGTCACGCGCAACAACGCGTTCGCTGCCAACGGCGTGCAGCTGCACATCGATAACATCGTGGGCCACCTGTTCCGCCTCAGCTACAAGCCACGCTGGAAGCGGCTGGGCATCAGCGATGCGGACGCCCGCGCGTTCGCCGAGGATGTCGAGGCCTGGTGGTTCGAGTTCGCCGAGGATCCCGTGGGCTGCTGGCTCGACGTGGAGCGCAAACGCACGGCCACCATGATGGTGCGCGAGGCGGTCGGCACCCACACCCGCCTGGGTGAAGTCTCCGCCGCCGCAGAGTGGGTCGAGCGGCGCGGCACGCCGATGCGCACTGCGGTTCGGCTGGTCAGCCCCAAGCGCATCGGCAATCCTGGCGATCGGTCAGACACCGCCACCATTCGTGGCGGGGTGGAGTTCGACCGCAACGGTGTGGCCATCGCCTACCACGTTCGGCAGTTGGCCTCGGGCGGTATGGGGCTGGGCAATGGCTATGGCCGTGAATGGCGCCGGGTCGAGCGCGAGGCGGCCAATGGCCGGCTGAAGTTCATCCACGTGTTCGAGCCAACCGAGGACGGCCAGGCCCGCGGTGCCAACCAGTTCCTGAGCGTGCTCGAGCAGAGCCACATGCTGCCCAAGTTGCAGCACACCAAGCTGCAGAACGCGATCGTGAACGCCATGTACGCGGCGACCATCGAAAGCGAGATGGGCACCGATGCCGCGTTGGAGATCATCGGCGCCGGTGATGAGGGCGTAAGCAACATCACCAAGTACATGATGGCGGTGAACAGCTTCAACACCGGCAGCAAGCTGTCGCTGAATGGCGTGAAGATCCCGCACCTGTTCCCGGGCGAGAAGCTGCACCTGCAGACCAGCGGCAACGTCGACAACGGCTATGCCGACTTCGAGTCGAGCATCCTTCGCTGGATGTCGGCGGGGCTCAACGTGCCCTACGAGCCGTTCGCCCGCGACTACCGGCAGAGCACCTACAGCAGCGCCCGTGCCTCGATGATGGAAGGCTGGCGTTACTACATGGGCCGCCGCAAGGTCATCGCCTCGCGCTTTGCCACGCACCTGTTCGTGCTGGCGTTCGAGGAAGCGCTGCAGCGGCGCCTGCTCACGCTACCTCGTAATGCCTCCCGCGGCTTTTACGAAGCGCGCGCCTCCTGGTGCAACTGCGACTGGATCGGCGCCGGCCGCCTGGCCATCGACGGCCTCAAGGAAGTGAAGGAATCCGTGCTGCGCATCCAGGAGGGGCTCAGCACCTACGAGAAGGAGCTGGCCATTCTCGGTGAGGACTACCAGGAGACCTTCGCCCAGCAGGTGCGTGAAATGAACGAGCGCCGGGAGGCTGGCCTGCCGCCGCCGAGCTGGATGCGCACGCAGGAACTCTCGCCGGAAGCCACCGAGCCCACCGAATAGGACAGGCCATGAACCAATACCCACACATCGCCAGCCGGGTGCTGAACACACCCCTGTTGCTGGAGCCTGGCTACGCCCGGGTGTTTTTCAGTGCCCTGAGCAGCCGCCTCGGCATCGCCTCGCTCAGCGACGAGCAGGGCGCCGTCGACATGAGCCAAAAGCTGCGGGTGGATGCCCGCAGCTATAGCAAAACGGCCACTAACCGCTGGGGCGAAGAGGAAGTGCTGTTCCAGGTCGTGGACGGCGTGGCGCTGCTCGACGTGAAGGGCTCCCTGGCCCACAAGACCGGCAACCTCAAGCCTTACAGCGGTATGACCGGCTACGACGGCATCGTCAACCGCGCCGCCATGATGTTCGCTGAGCCCGACGTGAAGGGCGTGCTGATGGACATGCACACGCCAGGCGGCGAGGTGTTCGGTTGCTTCGATACCGCCGACCGCCTGCAGCAGCTGTCGCAACAGGCCGGCAAGCCGATCTGGTCGCTGGCCTGCGACTCGTCCTGTTCGGCGGGCATGGCGCTCTCCAGCGCCGCCAGCCGCCGGCTGATCACCCAGACCGGCTACGTCGGCTCGGTGGGCGTGGTAATGGCCCACGCCAGTTACGAAGACTATCTGGAGCAGGAGGGCATCAAGGTCACGCTCATCCACTCCGGGGCGCACAAGGTGGAAGGTAACCCCTACGAGGATCTGCCCGCCGAGGTGCTGAGCCGCTTCCAGGCGGACACCGACGCCTTGCGCCAACAATTCGCCGAGCTGGTGGCCCGCAACCTGGGGCTTTCCGTCGAGGCGGTACTGGCCACCGAAGCCGCGGTGTTCCGTGGCCAGGCGGCAATCGATGTCGGCTTCGCTGATGGCCTGGTCAACGGGCATGAAGCGCTGGCCGAGTTCTCTGAGTATCTGTCCACGCAGGGCAGGACAACCACCATAGGAGCCACACGCATGACCGGGACAACCCCCGCGCCATCTGCCGAAGCTGCCCCACCTGCGCAGGCAGGTAGCCAGCCGGCAGCACCCTTTGATGCTGCTGCAACCGCCAGCGCCGAGCGCGCTCGCGTGCAGGGCATCCAGCAGCACGCCGAGGCCGAAGGCCGCAGCAAGCTTGCCAGCCACCTGGCGTTCAACACGGACATGGGCGTCGAACAGGCCGCTGCCCTTTTGGCCGCTGCGCCGAAAGAGCAGGGCGCCGCCCTCGATGCCAGCACCGCGCTGGACAAGATGATGGCCGCCGAAGAACAGCCGAACCTCACCGCAGGTGCAGGCGAAGCCAAACCCACCCAGGCCCAGGGCATCGCAGCCAGCTGGGCCAAAGCCACGGGAGCGAAAGTCTGATGGCCATCGTTCAACAGCCCGTCGACAACTGGGTCACCGGTTCCGACTCGTACCAGACCACCCTCGTCACCATCCTGCAGGGCCAGAACCTGCTGGAGAAAACGCCCCTCGGCGTCATCGAGGCCAGCGGCAAAGTAGTCGCCTGGGATCCTGCCGCCAGCGATGGCCGCGAAAAGGCCGTGTACATCACTGCCTATGCCGTCGATGCCACCGGCGCCGACCAGCAGGCCCAGGTGATCAAGACCGGCACCTTCAACCCCGAGCAGGTCGTCTGGCCGGCCGGTACCACCGACGCGCAGAAACGGGCGGCCTTCGTGGGCTCGCCGATCAGCCTGCAGCTGCCCGTATAAGGGCGTCACACCACACCCAAGGGGCCGCTACAGCGGCCTTTTTCATTTCAGGAGACTGAACAATGGCCGCTGGCTACGATACGACCACCCTCTTGGGTGTGAAGGAAATCCTTCCCAAGTTCACCCCGCTGTTCCTGCAGATGTTCTTCCCGACTGCTGCCACCTTCGGTACCGAGGAAGTGGCGTTCGACAAGATCAAGAAGGACCGCCGCCTGGCGCCCTTCGTGTCGCCGCTCGTTTCCGGTCGCCCACGCCGCGAGCGCGGCGGCTTCCTCAGCACCATCAAGCCGGCCTACATCAAGGAAACCGATGTGGTGCGCCCCACGCGCCTGATCAAGCGCCGCCTGGGCGAGGCGCTGAACGGCGAGATGAACGCCGCCGAGCGTCACGATGCAGTGATCGGCGACATCCTCGTCGAGCAGGAAGAGAACATCGTCGCTCGCGAAGAGTGGATGGCGGTGCAGGCGGTGCTCTACGGCAAGGTGATCATGGAAGGCCCCGACCACCCGCCGGTCGAGGTCGACTACGGCCGCAGCCCTGAGAACCAGATCGTGCTGGCGGGCGCTGCCAAGTGGGACGCCGTGGACGTCGAAACCTACGACCCCACCGACGACCTGGAAGAGTGGAGCGCCGAGACCACCGGCGCCGTCGGCCTGGTGATCATGGGCAAGGGCGCCTGGAAGCTGTTCAGCCGTTTCAAGGCCGTGAAGGCTCTGCTCGAAACCCGCCGTGGTAGCACCAGCCAGCTGGAGTTGGGCCCGCAGCTCGAGAAAGAAGTGATGCGCAAGGGCTTCTTCGGCGAGTTCGAAATCGTCGTCTACACCGGCAAGTACACCGACGACGAAGGCGCAAAGACCAACTTCATGCCGGATTACGGTGTGCTTATCGCGCCGGCCAGCGCCGACAACGTGATGGCCTACGGCGGCATTCAGGATGCCAAGGCCAATGCAAACGGCATCGCCGAAGCCACGCGCTACCCCTCGAACTGGTTCACCGACAACCCCAGCGTCGAGTGGCTGCAAACGCAGACCGCGCCGGTGCCGGCGCTATTCGATGCCGACGAGTTCGTGTTCGTCCTCGTGGCCTGATCGCCTTCCTTCCACTGAGGCGCGCACCCGCGCGCCTTCAGGAGCATTCCCATGGCAAAGCTCTACATCGTGAAAACCACCGTGCACGCCATCCCGAAAAAGGGTGGCAAGAAGGTGATCATCAAGTCCTCGAAAGACCCGCAGCCGGTTCCCAGCGAGTTCGTCAAAGAGCTGCTGGCCAGTAAGGTCATCGAGGAAGCTGGCAACGACAGCACGGCGGCCGTTGATACCATCGCTGCTCCTGCCGGCGGTGCTGCCGGTGCTGCCGGCAGTGGCGACGACGCGACAGGCGACTGACCATGCCCAGCGACTTCGACCGACTCATGCGCCGCGCTGACGACAGCCTGTTCCGTGTGTTCGGCGAGGATCGCGCGGCGTGCAAGCCCACCTACATGGCGCCTGGCGGCATGCCGGTGCCGTGTGAGGTGATCCTGGCGCGAAACGTCACGGTTGCCGGCGCCGATGGCATGTTCCGCCCTGTACGGGTGCTGGCCGAACTGCGTTGCCACCAGGTGCAAGGCCGCCGTGGGGGCATCCTCATGGTGCCTGAAGGGCGCTTCAAGCTGGCCGAGCCGATCGATAACGACGGCCTGGTCGAACGCTGGGAGCTGCTGGAGGTGACTTGATGGCCGGCTACGACAGCTTCCGCGTTGAGGTCAAAGGCGGCGAAGCGGCACTGGCCCGCTTCGCCGCCGCCCCCAACAAACTGCGGCGGGCCGTGCAAATGGCCTTGAACACGGTGGGGCGCGGCACCCGCACGCAGAGCTGGCGGGAGATTCGCGACGAAATCAACCTTAAGCCCAGCTACATCCGCAACGAGGTGAACTTCATTCCAGCCACGCCCGATGAGCTGCGCGTGATCATTTTCGCGCGGCGCCGCGGCGTCACCCTCAGCCAGTTCCCGAACCGCCAGATGTGGCGACAGGGCAAGAACGGCAAGCGGGTGAAGGCAGGTGTTCGCGTCGAGGTGGGCAAGGGCTGGACGGAGCTGGTCGAAACCGCCTTCATTGCGCCCATAGGCCCCGCTGGCGGGTT